ATGCTCGGGCATCCATGCTGCCCGTAGATTAGTCAATCTCTTGGTGCCAATCCATGTCGTAATGAGTCGGCCGCCACGAGAGCGTGCCAAAACACACAAGCGCTCACCGCCCCACCCAGGATTTGTGAGTACAACCCACACCAACGCGCCAGTTCGTATCGCACTTTTTGGCTCTGCCAGATTTGCCTTAACTCCCCATTCCATCATATTCTCCTCATCGCGTTGTGTATCCCGATTTGGTAGCAAATTTCTCTCTCCGCACCAACCAGGGATTTAGCAAACAGGTAAAATCCTAGCTGCTCGGCCTGTTCGCGGAGCTGCCTGATCTGTTGTAATTTGATGTATAGCATGATAAACCTCCTATTGACTGTATGTATTGATACCGCTCACCACACGGGCACGCTGGGCTATGGACCTCTCCAACCTCTGCATCGCACCACCGGCACGGCTCAATTACAGGAAGAGTATTTACGGGCAACGGGTTGCGTTTCATTTTTTTCTCCTTTCCGATTACCAAACCCTCAGCCAGTGGCATGTGTCGCATCGGCAGATGATTATGGTATTTTTAATTTCTCTAATTTTCAGGGCATCTTTGCAATCTGGGCATGTGAGTTTCATGGCGTTGCCTCCTAAAAATCCCAACCATAAAAATTACCATCCTGCGTCCGTCATTGCCTAGTAGTAGGATAATGCCTGTTCGATCCGCTCCCATGCGCTATCCTCGCAATCATCGGCCATCTCGGTGATGATTGCAGCTACCGTCTCCGGATTGCGGATGGATTTCTTGGCCTCTGCCAGGCTCCCGGAATTGTTCACCCACCGGACATAGGGTTCGATCACGATGATTTTGTCCAGATAAATCCTTGCCGTCATCTCGCAGTTGTCCCAGATACCTACACCTGCACATCCTTCTTGAGTGTGTATAATGGTCTCATGGTCTTATCCTCCTCCGCGTAGGTCGCCACCGATTTACCCGGACCTGAGCCGGGTTATTAATCCATCCCCCGTCATTGCCCCTGAGTGGTCAGAGGCAATAGCCGAGGCAGGATATTAATCTCCTTTGCGTTCCGCAAAATCCCAGGCGGGCGCTTCGCGGGCGATGCGTACAGAGGCCCATCCGTTCACGGCAACCGGCGCGTGCTGATCTTTATTATGGATTAATTGAGGGTCAAGCGCGTAAATCCTGCCGTTTTTGCGGATTTCAGCGGCGTGGAGAACATGCGACCCTGCGAGCGTCATCATGTGGCAATTACGTGGAGATGATTCGTTATCGCCTATAGCCTGGACCGTTACGGCATCTCCGGGGAGTTTCGACTCAGGAACGAGTAATAAATCGCCCTGGCGCACGGATATTTTCAGTTGCGCGTCCGTTACCTCCCACATCCATTTCTGCGCGGCGATAACTACGCCGATAGAGTTAGCGCCCGCATTGATAGCAGCGCGGATGGCATGTGAGCCGACTGGATGGCAAAATGGAGAGCCGGTAATTTCGTTGTGGCCGGCCAAAAAATAGGTTTTGTGGGACGTTTTGCCGTATTTTGTGCCGATACACTGCCGGGCCTGGATGACGGCGACGCCCTGCGACGGATCATAGCCATACAAATCATGATTGAGTGCCGAGCCGCGCCCCTTGCGGTCGAACTCGCAATATTCGGCGGTCAGGCAATCGCGGAACAGTGCGAGGATGGCGACTGCGCGGACAATGGCGGTCATCCCACCATACTCATTTTTGCCGACTCCATAGCCGATAATCTCATCGTAATTGCCCCGCGTCTCGGCGTTTTTGCCGATCTGCTTGCCGATACATTTATGCTGCCCCATCAGATTTTTGTGATTTTTGCCACATGTGCAATTAGATGCTCTCATTTTAATTCCTCCCTCCCGGCTGTTTTGCGAGCTGATCCGGGCAGCTCTGATTGGCGCTGAACCGCGCTATGTAATACTATAAGCATACCTCGTGCCAAACCTGTAAATAGCTGTAATAATAGACAATATGTAAATACGCATGTCTAAAAAACTGCCCAAAATTGTCACAAAAGCGACAATAATCGTCACAAGCCCCGTAAGTTATTGATAAATAAGGAGAGCCGGAGTGACAAAAAGCGGCCATGCCGTATAAACAATAAAACAATTGAGCGGAAAGCATAAAAAGAGTAAGGAAAGCACATAGATAGCAAAAAAAAGATATTGACAAATGTAGAGGGGTGTGAAATATATTGTCCAGCGCCCTCACTCTCGGTCAGCTACCGTGAGGACAGGGCAAATTGGCAGCCTGGGCGCTAATCTAATGCCAACATGGGAGCCACAACCATGATAAACGATAATCAGATACGATCAAATAACCGGCCAGCATGGAGACAATACTCCGGTTGGCCTTTATTGTTTACAGACTAGATGCACAGCAAAACTGCCGGGCGTCTAGCTCTGACGGACAAACCGCCACCTACGGACGCCGATCAACTCAGATGGAGAGTGTGACGGATAAACAGGGTGATTGCGGGCAGAGACGACCGCATGACTGATAATTCCGGCAGATATATCCAGGGCGACGAGCGCATACAAATGGCTCAAAATAGCCAGCAGCCCAAACCGTAAGGCGGAAAAACGTCTATAAAACGAGCACAGCGAGCCTCGGCACATTCAGCCGAGCACATGCAATCCTAACTGCGCAGGGCAATATGATTACTGATACCAAACTGACCCAACAAGGCCACCACAGGCCGATATTTAACCATAAAACGCAAAAACTCATGGACTTAGTGACCAATCATGGCATAGACCCGAAAGAAGCAATCCTGTTGACTGAAGGTGAAATGCCAACTCCGTCAAGGGTCTCAAGGCTTAAAGAGAAAGCGCGAAAGCTTATGGTGACAGCACCTAAACGGGTTAAATCGGCTCTGCAAGCACTCGACGATACTCTTGCTATGAAGCCGATCACCTACGAGGCGTCTAAACCCGTTGCCGGCATAGGGATAGTGGATTATCAAGAGACGATAATGCCTAGCATTACCAATAGGTTAGCAGCGGCTGCCATGATCCTGGACAGGGACCAGCCAATTAAAAATGTCAATGTCAATCTCAACGCAAATGCTCAGATCAGCCCTGTGGATTTAGAGAGGTATCTGGGATGAGACCACTAGATATAGTGTGTAAGCCGATAATCCCCTGTTTTGGCATATCCACAAAAGGGCTATTCTTCAATACAGTTGGCGTTGTACAGGATATAGGCGTTGGTCCTATAAGGTTTATTATGTCAAGTACGATATTTATCAACAGGCAAATGGAGGGGAGGGGAGGGGGGGCCCCTTATTCCAAGTTCTGTCGTGATATCATTACCTCCCCTTTTTGGGCGCGTTCTATTTTTTATAAACGGAGGTTGTATGGCAACGGTGACAAGGGGTTTTGGCTTGGTCCGTATAAAGGCAGCGGGTTCTCCCATACATCCTGACGATATGTATTGCGCTACCCAGGCGCAATATACCCGGCAGTTGGTTGCTTATGAGAAATACTGGAGTGAACCTGAGTCGGAGGATTCGCAGCGCGAGAAGCCCTCGCGGGGCTTTCCCGCCGGTTAGGTTGTAAGGATTTGCGACTTGCAGCCAATCTTCAAAAAAGATGGGAATCGGAGGGCTATAATATGGATGAGATTGCAGTAACTCTATCAAGCGGATGCGTGAATTTCAAAAATAAGCGTTACGAGTGGGCATCTACTATAGAATCTGTTTTAGTTGATATCGAAAGGTTTAAAACCCCCAAAGGGTTGCAGGTTAACGCGAACACACAAGCAATTTTAAAAGCTTTTGAACAGTCGATACAATATATTGCTGAGTCAATACAAAAAGAAGAGACCCGTGGGCAGGAAGAAATCTTTAGTCCATTAAACACTATAATTGCATTGAAACAATGGCTGGACTACGGGGAAAAAACCCATGCCCCTGATAAAAAATATGGTGATTTAGGCCATAATGGGGCTTTCTGCGGGGATGGGTATCAAGCTAGATGTTTGCGCGCACTTATTAAAAAACTAGAAAGCCATAACGATTTAGATGATCCCCCGACTTTTATGGAGTTGGGGAAACCGACTGGAAAAGGATAAATATACCACATGATCCAGTTTGACCAACATCCCGAAATAGCCCTTCCCATTAAGGGCATGGGTTACGACCCGGCGAACTATGGGCCGCAATATAGGGCTGTTTACTTCGCTGACTACCCTGCTATCTTCCGGGATATAGCCTCAATATCTGATCTGGAGGCAAGACAGGCGGCAGAGATTCAGGCATACCGAGAACTGATAAAGAGGGATTTGTTCTTTATCGGTTTTTTTGTGTGTGAAAATCCGCTTATGAATCATCCCTTTGCTGTTGGGAAGTGCCACTTAGTCAAGAACGGCCCTAATTCCGATACGTTAGATGTTTGGGCGCGCGGGCACATGAAATCTTTTATCATCACATTATGCGAAACAATCCAGATCATCTGCAAGAATCCTGAACTTTGCCATTGTATTTTTTCCTATTCCAAGCCTGCTGCTGAAAAGCATCTTTCGGGGATTAAGCAGACCTTTGAGCGGGAAATTATGCTTTATTGCTTCCCAGATATATGCTGGGAGAGAATGAGTGACAGCCCTTCATGGTCATTGCAAGGAGGTATCCGGGTAAAGAGGACTTCCGTCTCTCGGAAAGAACATACTGTCCAGGCTTACGGCCTGCTTGAAGGTATGCCGACCGGGGGGCATTGGGATCGGCTTATTTTTGATGACATAGAGACTGAAGACCTTGCCCGAAGTGGAGATCAGATTCAGTTGCTTATCAAGGCTTTCGGCATGGCCCAGTCATTTGGGATGCCTCACAAAACATGGGTAAGGGCCATCGGGACGTATTACACCCATTGCGGGTTGCTTACTAACCTTCGAGATCAGGAATACGATGACGGGCAGAAGATGTATGCCTATCGCAAATACCCGGCGACCGATGACGGCACTAAAAAAGGGAACCTTGTGTTTATGAGTGAAGAAAAATGGCGCAAAGAGCGGGTCCTATCTACTTGCAACGCTCAATACCTCTGCGATCCGACCCCTACCGAAGATATCAAACTCGACTTCAATATGTTCAAACCCATCGAACCCCGCTTTTTGCCCAAAAATCGCTTGAAGTTCGTCATAATTGATCCTGCCGGGGATGATAAGGTGACTTCCGGTGCGAAGAATGACCCTTGGGGGATAGGGTGCATCTCAGTCAAGCCATGCATGAACGAACTAGGCCTGTCGGAAATCTACATTGAAGACATTATTTCCGAGCAAATGGAATTAAATACTGCCATTGACGCCGCAGTGGGACTCTATATCCGGAACGGACGGGTAATCGGTCTGGGGATCGAGCGGGTAGGGACCGATTCAACATATGAACATATCCGGAAAGCCCTTTTAGCCAAGGGGCGGTTTGTGGCGATAAAAAAAACCGATCGGGACAACGGGAATATGGTTCTTCTTTCCCCGGACGGCAAGCAGAAAGAGCGCCGGGTGGAGTCGGCCCTGTCGTGGCCGCTGGCAAACAGCAAAGTTTTTTATTCAACCGCCCTTGACCCGTCGATTTTGGTCAAACTTCAAGATGAATGCGACAAATTCGGGTTTGTCCATCTCAGTGTGCTCGACGTAATTGCCTATATTTACAAAGTATTGGAGAAAATGCGGTTTAATTTCGAGCTTCAGGTTGCCGAAGACGAGGAAGAGGAATACCAGAAACCAAAACTTCATGTCGCGGGGAACCGGAATAAGACGACTGGGTATTGAACAGAGACAGGGGGGGGGTATGCGTATATCGAAAATTGAGAATCAGGTGATTATCGACTGTAGCGGCGACTTTACACTTACCAAGAATGACCCGTTGTTTATGGTGGGTGAAAACATTGGCCATCATAGTTTCTATTGTCTCTCAATGTATTTCACAGGGAAAACACTAAAGGCTAAATTCCAATCCAGTTTCGCGGCGCTGAGATTTATTTGGCTTGACAAAACCTTAAAACTATGAAACATTGCAAAACAGTGTAGAAAAGTTACACAGTTGAGTAAAACTCCTACACAATAGGAGCGTAAGGCAAGTAAGCACCGTCGTGATGACAGGGGAGCAGTACATGCCTAAAAACTTCGTATCAATTCCTCAACTGCTCAAGCGGCTTGACTCCTCCAATATCGCTAAAGATTTGGACAAGGACAAGCTCACTTCAATCGCCAACCGCTGTAAACAAGACTACGACATAGATGAAGCATCCCGCGCCGAGTGGATGAGCCGAAGCAGGGAATCTCTTGAGCTTGCCATGCAGACCTGCGAGGTTAAGAATGAGCCTTGGGAGAATGCTTCCAACGTCAAATACCCTTCGCTTACCATCGCCGCCCTTCAGTTCCATGCACGGGCTTATCCATCTATCATCCGTGGGAACCAGGTAGTCAAGGGGCAAGTCACAGGGTTCGACCCGGATGGTTCCAAAGCCGACAAAGCTCTGCGAATTGGCAAATTCATGTCTTGGCAATGCCTTGAAGATATGGATGGATGGGAAGAGGACGTTGACAGGCTTTTGCTCTGCCTTCCTATTCTTGGATGTATGTTTAAACAGACTGCCTTTGATAGGAACACGAAGAAAAACCGCTCAGAATTAATATTTCCGCAAAACCTCTGCATCAATTACAACGCAAAAAGCATGTTGACCGCTCCCCGGTTTACTTTCCTGTTCCCGCTACGCCCTAATGAAATCCTAGAACGGCAGATGCAAGGCATGTACCTTGATGAAGATATCTCCATGAGCGGGGACGTTGATATCGAAGCCGAACAAGACATGCTCGCACAACACTGCCTAATTGATCTTGACGAGGATGGATACAAAGAACCCTACATTGCCACTATTCACAAAGACACTAGCACCCTCCTACGGCTTGTCCCGAATTACGATACGGACACAATTCATGTCAAAGTCGGCGATGAACTGGTTTCCCTCTATCAACTGGAGACTAAGGGGGAGACTGATTTCACAAACTACAAACTGGCAAAGATTAAGCCGATTGAATATTTCACAAAGTTCAGTTTTTTCCCGTCCCCGGATGGGGGTATTTACGATTTCGGTTTCGGGCAAATCCTCTTCCCACTGATTGAGGCTATTAACACCGAGATAAACCAGATGGTTGACGCCGGGACAAAGCAGAATTACGGCGGCGGGTTTATAACAAAGAACTTCCTCGGTAAGCGGGGAGACAACACCTTTAAGCTCGGAGAATTCAAGGAAGTCGAGAACATGACGGCGCAGGCATTGCGGGATTCAATCTATGAATTCCAGAATCAAGGCCCGTCTGCCGTCAGTATGAATCTCCTTTCCCTCCTTCTCCAGTCCGTCAAGGATATCACCACCGTCCAGGATATCATGGTTGGGGATAACCAGACCGAAGAGACGGCAACAACTACGCTTGCCCGTGTTGACCAGGGGCAAAAACTCTTCACGGCCATTTACAAGCGGCTTTACCGTTCACTCAAGTCTGAATTTAAGAAATTGAAGCGGCTAAATCGTATTTATCTCACAGATCGTCAATATTTCACCGTATTGGACACCACAGAAGAAATAAGCAGGGATGATTTTAAGGGTGACGATACTGATGTCCAGCCAGTAGCTGATCCGCAGATAGCCAGCTTGCCGATGAAGCTTACGAAAGCTCAAGTGTTGCGGCAAGCATCTTCTGAAAAACCTCAATTCTACAACCAACTTGCAGTTGAGCGCCGGTTCTTGGAAGCTGTTGAAGAGCCGAACATTGACGAAATCCTGCTGAAGGAAGAGCAGATTCAACCTCCTCCCGACCCGAAACTTATGGAGGTCAAGGCGAAGATAGAAGAAATCATGGCGAAAATTACCATGATGGAAAACGAGAAAGTCAAGATTTACGCCGAAGCAATGAAGACCCTTGCAGAGGCAAAAGCTACTGAAGCAGGCATAGACCAGAATCAGGCCGCTTTAGAACTTGAACAGTTTAAGGCGGAATTTGAGGCAATCAAGACAGCATTGGAGGCTAAACAAAATGGAATGCCCACTGAGCAAGGAGGAACTGGCGGTGTGGAAGGACAACCCCTTGACCAAGCAAGTCCTGAAGGCGGTATGGGATTGCCGCCAGAACTTACAGGAGTCGTTGGGGCAGGGATGCAGCTTGGACCTGAACAGCCTGGAGAAAACGGGCTTGAAAACAGCGAAGTTGCAGGGAGTGTGTGAAGGCTTAAGCGCAATATTAGATATGGAAGGAGAAAAGAGAGATGAATGAATCAGGGATACAGCCAGTAGAATACAAGGTTCTTATTAAGCCTGAAGTGGTGGAAGAGAAGACCGCCGGGGGGCTTTTTCTCCCAGAGCAGACACAGGACAAAGAGAAAATGGCACAGGTCAAGGGCGTATTGGTGGCGGTAGGCGGCAATGCCTTTGAAGATTGGAAATCCCCTCCGCAGATCGGCGACAAGGTTTACTTTGCCAAGTATGCCGGGTATGTAGTCAAGGGAGAGGACGGGGAAGAGTACAGGCTTGCGAATGATAAAGATATCACAGCCATAATAAGATAAGGAGAGAACATGGAAGAGACAGAAGGGCAAGAGCAGCAAGAGCAGCAAGAACAGCAATCAAATCCCGTTGAAGAGAAAGCCAAGGCTCAAGGGTGGGTGGGCAAAGAAGACTTCAAAGGCGATCCGGCCCGGTGGGTGGATGCCGATACTTTCGTCAAACGTGGCGAAGATATCCTGCCAGTGCTCAAAGAACGGAACGATCATCTTGTCAAGGAAATCGGCGAGATGAAGAAGACCCTTGAAGCGTTTGCAGTTTTTGCCAGTAAAGGCGAAGAGCGGGCTTATAGCCGGGCTATGCGGGAAATCGAGGGGAAGAAGCAACAGGCGTTGCAGGATGAAGACGTTCATGCTTACCAGGCCGCTGATATGCTAGCCGTCGAACTCGCTAAAGAACGTCCAGCTATCCCGAAAGTAGAAGGAACGAAAGGGGAAGACCCGCTGTTTACATCCTTCAAGGCCCGCAATAAGTGGTACGAGTCCGACCCGGAACTTACGGCAGAAGCTGACGCTCTGGGCGCAGGATACGCACAACAAGGGAAACCCTATGCTGAAGTTCTTTCCAAGGTCGAGGACCGGATGAAGCGACTTTACCCTGAAAAGTTCGGGAACTCCCGCCGCGACGAAAAAGGGGCGGTTGAGTTCTCGGCTGATACCGGCCTCCCGAAGAAGGGCAATGCAAAGACTTACGACAATCTCCCTCCTGATGCGAAAAAGAAATGCGACGAATTTGTAACACGTATCCCTGGATATACTCGGGAAAGATATGTCGCAGATTACGAATGGGAGGGTTGATATGACACCGGACAATGCAGCGCCAGTGAGAAAACTTCGCAAAACATTAAAGAAGCGTAAAACGAGAAAAGTCGTGCAAAAAAAACCTGTAACGGAGGACAAGATAGTGAAAACAGCACAGATAGTAAGACCGCCAGAAGAATCTTTTGCATCTGCAATGGGAGCAGCGACATTGCCTCCCGACCCAGAAACGAAAGGGCCGGCATCCGTTCCGACCAAATCCAACGCCCGCAAAGAGAGAGTGCCTTTCGGCGCAGCGCGGCTGAGGTTAACGGCCCCGCAACGCCCAGGGTATAAACGCCGATGGGTGAACGATGTGGGGGGGGCGTTAGAGCAAGCCCAAGATGGATGGTATGAGTTTGTTACTGACGATGGCCTAAAGATAGGGGAAACGGCTGTCGGCTCTGGCAATCAAGACCTCGGAAGCCGTGTGAGCCGCATAGTCGGCACGTTACGCAACGGGCAGCCTCAGAGGGCATACCTTATGGAGATAAAGGATGAGTATTACCAGGAAGATCAAGAAACAAAACAGAAACGACTTGACGTAACTGACAACCAAATCAGGGGCGGTACTTTCAACCCTGACAACGACAACGACATGAAACGGTATGTCCCTGCTGAAGGGATATCCGTCAAATAAGGAGTATCCAACATGGCAAACCAGACTGGCCCGTTTGGGCTTCGACCCGTAAGACACCGGGATGGCACACCGTGGAACGGTGGGACTATCAAGGTCTATATAAGCGCAAGCGACGCCACTGCGCTTTTTGTAGGCGATCCGGTTGTCTATGAGAATACCTTGGCGAATAAGGACGCAACTTTAAAATACCTGACAGTCGAGAAAGGCGGCAATGTCGTCTGTGCCGGAGTAATCGTGGCCTTCGAGCCCGATCCCACAAATCTTGAACTGAAACACCGGCTGGCGAATACTGCAAGGTACGCCTATATCACTGTCGGAGGGGAACTTGTTTATGAAATCCGTGGCGACACGGTGGCCCCGACAGCAGTCTTCCCCGGTCAAAATGCTGAAATGACTCTTGGCGCTGGTAGCACTACAACCGGCCTTTCCGGAGCGATTCTCGACACTACAACCCCTGGGACTACCCAGACTTTCCCGTTGCATATTCTCGGGATCAAGGACGTTGAAGATAACGAACTTGCCGGGAGTTGCATTTACGAAGTGCTACTCAACACCTATCCGAACGCCGCTGGTGAATTTGACGGCGTGACGGCGACATAAGGAGGCTAAATCATGGGAGTTATAACAACCGGATCACATCCAAAAGCCAGTTGGCCGGGGGTCAAGTCATGGTTTGGGGCTTCTTATAACCAACATCCGCTTGAATACCCGATGCTGTTTACCAAAGAAACATCCGAGAAGGGTTATGAAGAAAGAGTTGAGACAACCAGCTTCGGCCTTGTCCCGATCAAAAACCAAGGGGCCAGCGTGTCCTACACTTCTGATGGCCAGGGATATCTAAGCCGCCTGACCAATGTGACCTTTGCCCTTGGGTTCATCGTTACGTACGAGGAATTAAAAGATAACCTCTATGAAGCAAAAGCCTTTCCTCGTACAAAGAAACTGGCGAACTCCTTCCGCATTACCAAGGAAACTGTAGGGGCCAATGTCTTCAACCGCGCTTACAATTCCAGTTATGCAGGCGGAGATGCTGTTGAACTTATCTCTGCATCTCATCCCTGTGTCAGCGGCAACCAAAGCAACCATATCGCAATTGCGGCCGATTTTTCCGAAGCGGCGCTTGAAGACCTCTGTACTCAGATTATGGGCGCAACCGACAGCGTGGGGAACCCCATCTCTCTGATGCCCCAAAAGTTGGCGGTCCCCAGGCAACTCTGGTACGAAGCGAACCGCGTCCTTCAGTCCACTCTACAGAGTGACACAGCGAATAATAATATCAACGTTCTGAAGGCGACTAACGCGCTCCCTGGCGGGATTGTCATGAATCACTGGTTTTCCGATTCCGACGCATGGTTTTTGCTCACCAATCTCAGCGGAGGGTTGATCTATCAGGAGCGCGAAGCACTTGGGGACCTTCAGCAGGATAACGACTTTGACACGAAAAATGCCAAGGCGATGAACATCGAACGTTATGTTTTCGGCTGGGACGATTGGCGGGGAGTTTTTGGCAGCCCCGGCAAATAACAAACAGTAAAGGGGAGGGCGACTTCCCCTTTGCATAAGCACCCTAAAGGGTTTACTGGAGAATTAAAATGCCTATATCAAATTATCCAAGCGGTTTTGCAAACGGGGTTTCCATCCGTGGGATTCCCCTTCTGAGTCTATATCCCGGCAGCACATGGTGGGTAGATTCAGTAAATGGTTCGAATGGGAATAAAGGGACTTTCGACAAGCCCTTTGCATCCTTTGAGTATGCAACAGGCCGTGCCGCAGCGGGGGATATCATCATCGCCAAGGCCGGTCATGTCGAGACAATTGGTTCCGCAGGGGCATGGACGTGCGACACAGCAGGGGTCTGCTATGTCTTTCTTGGACAAGGCAGCAACAAGGCGTATTGCAACTACACCGCCACCGCCGCAACGCTCCTGGTGACTTCAGCCAATGTGACCTTCGTCAACCCGCGTTTCGTCGCCGGGATTGACGCCGTGGTGAATGCCGTTGTAGTCCAGGCAGCGGATTTTGCTATGTACAATGCAGAAGACTTCGACGCAGCCGCTAAAGCTATAACAATCGGGGTTCTCACCACCAATGCAGCGCATAGGCTTTGCATTGACGGCTATCGTTACCATGCCTCCACCACCGGCACGCAAAAGACGGAAAGGATCAAGACTGTTGGCGCTCTTGACCACATCCAGCTTTACAACCTCGACATCGCCGGGGATTTCTCAAATGCGCCTGTCAACCTGGCGAATGCGGCTTGCACCAATGTTGACCTGAAAAACTGGAACCTCAACAACACCAACTCAGGACCTCAACATGGTCTGGATATCCACGCAAATACCACAGGGTGGGCCGAAGATGTGAAGTTAAGAGTAGCTTCCGGCACAGCTTACTATTCTTCCGCGGCCAAACTCCAGTGGGGACCGGATTGTATCGGCTACAACACTGACGGGTCTGGAGGGGCTGCACTTGGGACTGCGACTGACATCGAAGCTAAAGTCGATAGCGTCGGGGTCACTGCTTCGACCGCTTGCAGCCAGGCAGATTCAGCCGCTTTGATTGCCTCTACTGCTGTAAGCCGCATAACAAGCACAGGCACTGGGGTTTCCGCCGTTCTTGCCAATATCGCCAGCACTCAAACCAGCGTAGCGTCGCAAACGGCGTCTGTCGGGGCGGGGACTTCAATCTGCAATGCCAATATTCTTTCTACAGCGGCTTCAGTGGCGAGCACTACATCCTCAGTCGGGACAGGGACATCCGTAACAAACGCTAATGTCCTTTCTGTCGCGGTCCAAACGTCGCAGATTAGCGCTGCCGTATCAACAGCCGCGTCCGTAGGGGGAGCAAACGCGGCAAGCATAGCCAGTGTGGGGACTCAGGCTTCCGTCATTGATGCAAACGTTAAATCTGTAGCTCTTCAAACCTCCGTTATCAGCACGGCGACATCAACAGCCGCATCGGTAGGGGGTGCCAACGCAGCCTCTATCGCAAGCGTGGGGGTGCAGACTTCGGCGGCGGCAGCCAACATCCTCTCGATAGCGACCCAAACCTCACAAATCAGCACAGCCGTTTCGACTACGAATTCTGTAGGAGCGGCCAACGCAGCCTCCATCACCAGCGTGGGGACAAGTGTGGGCGCGGGGGTACAAAGTGTTGCTACAAGTGTGGGCCTTGGGGTATCAACGACCGTCAACTATTCAAACCAGACTATAAGTATCCTGAATAGTTTAGCGCTTATAATCTCAGCGATCAACTCCAAGACTGTTTAAGATGGATAGTGCTTACTTTTCACATGCGCCTATTTTGGCGGCAGCAATGCAAATGACTTCCGGCCCGGTTCTTGAGTTAGGAACCGGGTACGGAAGCACCTTAATGCTGCACGGCCTTTGTGGCGCTTTTGGCCGCAAATTAGTTTCTCTCGAATCTGACAAAGAATGGATGCTGAAGTTTATAGATTATGGCCGATCATGGCATTCTATCAGGTTCACAGATGATTATACTGATTTAATAGAATATACCAGTCAATGGGGGCTTGTTTTCGTAGACCACGGGATAGCTGAGCAGAGAGGGCATTCGGTGAGGATGCTCAAAGACACGCCTATTATAGTAGCGCATGATACTTGCCACCATTTTTTATATGATTACGAACCGACTTTGAGTGAGTTCAAATACAGGTTTGATTATAAGTTAGAGGGACCGATGACGACAGTAGTAAGCAACTCCATAGACGTTGCAAAATCCTTTGGGAGATGTTGCCTATGAGAATCGCCATAGCCACTTATATAGACAACAACCCGAATTTAATAAAGGAATTTAACTGGCTGTATCGTTCATGGCTTTACAGTGGTTCATGGACTACATCGCGGATCATAGCTTTTCACCATCCAGATGTTGATATAAAGGCTTTGCCGCAAGAATCCGGCATTGTTTATGTGCCGCAACAGCCGCTTACTGGAATTGAAACGGAATGGAAGGATTATCCATTCATAAACAGCACATACTTTTTGACTACTCCGGAGGCGGCAGAGATACTAAGTGCTTATGAATATGTGTTGAAAACCGATAATGATTGCTTCCTTACGCCGAATTTTCCGGCATTAAAGCCCAGGCTGGCTATGTTTGGGATAGGCTTATATGCCCTTGATCCTTTCGTGGCGGCTAGATTGATACAGATAGCCGCGCAATGGGGTATACAACCCGTATCCAACAATATTGGTTCGACATTCCTGGCCCGTTATTCAAACGCCATGCAATATGCGCAAGTGCACATGGAATATTGCCGTAAACTCAAACGGGATGAGTTTAAGGATGGGTATGGTGCATGGCCTGGATGGTTTTTCGGGGTATTAACGATGTATGCCGGGAACCTGGCGGCAAATGCGGTTTTCGGGGCCGGTTTAACAATGGGGGGGCTTGACGTCCATTGTATGTCTCATGACAAGATGTGTCCGAATGATTACCATATCCATGCCTTCCATACCTATGACCATTTTTCAAAGTTCAACTGGCGGGATGGGAAATATCGCGGCTATGACATGACTTCACTCAATAAAGAGATCATATCTGATTATTGCCTTTGGATAGCGGGGTGCGAACCGTGAAGATAGTCCATTTTGCTCCTTTCGCCCCTTTCGCTTGCGGGTTGTATGAAGCTGCCCGTGACATGGTGGTCGCCGATACACGCCAGGGGCATAATTCTCAACTGGTGGATGTCGGGGTGACTATTAATAGAGAGCATGTTGATGGAGCTCCCGGCAAGATAGACGAACGGACTGGTTCAAAGATAGTTTCTGCGAGCCCTGATGTAGTCTGGCAGGCGGATGTGATCGTAGCTCATACAGGCATTCCCGATAACTGGATAGCCCCATGTCAAGCCCCGATTATCTGGGTAATGCATGGGAGGCCACGCGCCTGTTTTGCCCCGGAATACGGCGGCAAAGGACACTCATATAGCCTGCTGGCTAACTTGGCGAAATGGCCGCGCGTTAAAAAGATGATCACTTTCTGGCCGCATCATGTCAAATATTGGGACGTGATAGTCCCATCCGAAAAATTGGTATGCCTTCCAGCCCCGCCGATCGATGAAACTCGGTTCTGCAAGGATGGCCCGTCACATGATTTTACGGTCATGGGAAGTAAGTGGAATATAGTCATTGCGGAAAGCTGGCGGGAAGATATCGACACCTTTGAAATTGCTCACGGGGCTATCGAACTTGCTAAGAACATGAATAATGTGAAATTCCATTTTTACGCTATGGAATTGGAATTGAAATGCTATGAATATATTTTCAGCGCATTGCGCGAGCTTGGGGCATTAGGCGAAGTTTGGGCGAGAAGAATGAATATCGAAGAAGTATACCGTTCTGCCGATATTGTTCTGAGTCCTCAGAGGATTGCGACCCGCTCCGTGGGGGAAGCTTTGAGTTGTGAGGTGCCCGTTATCGCTATGGAGGGGTGTGAATATGCTACGTACCCCATGAAACCGGATGACCCGCAAGATGTTTGCAGGGCATTGACTAAGGCGATCATGGAACTTTCGTATGATAAAGAGGCTGTTATCGGCAGGGTAAAAGATGCAAGCAGCAATTTCCAGCTAGGCAGAATCGGCGCGCAGATGACAGAAATATATCAATCTTTGGTGTGAGATGACAAACGGATATTATATTCCGGGTTCAAATTACGTTATATGCGAAGAATGCGGCAGAAGGCGACGCTCTGAGGATGTTGTCACTAGATGGGATAATCTGATTGTCTGCAAAGAGCGCACACGATGTAATGAAGGACAGCACCCGCAGGAGTTTGTGAGGGCAATAGAGGATAACTCTCTTCCGGCTGTAATATCGTCTGAACCTTCAGTTGTATTTATTGCGGCGGGGAGTGTGACTCCAGGAGACTTATGAGCACTGTTCTAAGCACTACAGCGCAACAGATTATTGATGACGCCTACACGCTTATCAAAGTAAAGAGCTTTCTTGATCCTCTGGAAAACGAACAGGTCGAATTTGCCCTTCGTATGCTTAACAGTATGTTGAAAAATTGGGAAGCAAACGGGGTGCAACTCTTCACCATTTCAGATACGACTATCCCACTGCATTCAAGTAAACAGTCTTATACGGTCGGCCCTGGGGCAAGCGTTTATAATGTTGAAGCTGGCAGACCCTTGAAATTGATATCCGCCAGGCGAAGAGGCAGCGATGACGTTGATACCACCGTCACTATCCTTTCTATTGATGATTATAAAAAGATTCCCCAGAAGGATATTGTAGGCGAAGTCAACTCAGTTGCCTATCAGCGCAGTATTCTGTATGGCACAGTTTATGTTTGGCCGGTGAATGACGAAACTCCTGTAGGCTCTTCGACAAAAGACCTGATTTGTACTTTTCAACGCCCTTTGGATATTTTTGATACCAATGAGGACACTCCGGACTTCCCGGCTGAACAGAATTTAGCAGTGACTTACGGGTTGGCGGCGATACTGGTTAACAACTCCCCATTGCTCTTGTCGGAGAAGACGGAATTCAAAAAAGAAGCCATGGCAATGTATAACAGACTGAGGGGGAATGAACAGGAATCAGTGTCTTTTTTCTTCAAACCGGACGTAAGACGGCGGTGATATGGCAATCCTGAAAATAGCCAAACCGACATACAATGTTGATCCGATTGCCAAGCAGGGTCGCTCGGAAACTATTATCGACGGATATCTCGATGAGGCGGGTTGCCTGAATTCCCGTTTTGGGTGTGATGTATTTGCGGACCCCTTAACGGGGGCCCCTGGGGATGGACTCTTTTGGTGGGATAAATTAGGCGTTCCTATTGCGATATCCGCAGGGAGGGCGTTTACTTTCGATCAGGGCGGGACTGTTACCGAAATAACCGGCGCTTTATTCGGCATCGGGGTCCAGGCTACTTTCGCCGCCGGGCAGAAAGTAGACAACTCTGGGTTTTTAGCGATAGCGAATGGCGGACAAATCAATTATACGCTTGACGCCGTGACTTTGGCTCAAATCGCTTCCCCTGCGCCACAGACGGTCACTCATATTATTTATAACGCCCTGCGCTGGCTGGCAAATGAAACCGGGACGGCAAACGTATATTTTTCAGATGTTGACCCTGCGACTGGCGAGTTCGATCCGCTTTATTGGTCTGCTGTTGAGAACCCTTTGACAAGCGATACAAGAGGCGACAACGTAGAAGGGCTTTATCAGGCGTGGGATGATATAGCGGCATGGGGTTCAGACGGACGTGAAATATGGCAGGCAAGCGGCGGAAGCCCCCCTGTCGAA